TTATGGCCCGGAATTGTTGGCGACGACGTTTACCTTCTCCCTGGAGTTGTCCGCGACACCTCCGGCGCAGCCCCGGAACACATTGCCCGTGATGGTGCCATAAGCCACCTTCGGATCAATACGAACCGCTCCCATTGCAGTAGTACTGGTCCTGTCGGAACCACCGCAGAAATTCACCCCGCTGACCACGAAGGAACCGGAATCGGCCCCCACGCCATCAGCCTGCGCCTGCAGGAGAATGCCAAACGTGTCGGCTGACCTGGAATATGCCGCCCGGCGCTGATTGCACCCCATGATATCGCCGCCGATGAATTTGAAATCCTTGGCCGCGAACGTAACGCATGACCCCGCCGCACCTTCGACCTTTCCACCGTAAAATTCAACATGACCGGCACCGGCAAATGCACCCGACGCGACAATGCGAATGAGATTGTCAGGCCGGTTATAACCGAAGCACTGGAACGAATACGCCTCCAGATGAACAAGGTCGGTCGAATCAAGGCATGCGGACCTGTCAACGTTGTTGAGTGCGTTAATCTCCGTTTCCATGCGATCTATGTGAATGAACTGCGGGCATTCCCCTATCTGGATCGCGTTGGGGCAGTCAATTTTCAACCCGATGCTTGGCTGGTTACAGGTGCCGTGGCGGATCCACGTTGTCGCGGCGAAGCCTGACAGATGAATACAGCTTCCCGGAACAAAGCCCCTGGCGGATGACAGCATTTCATCAACGTGAAAATCGAATATTTCCGTAACATCACCCCGTGTCGCGCAGCCGCCGGGGCCAGAGGCGCAGTAATCTCCGGTAAAGGCGACAGCATACCCGTCATGAAGGGCCGGAGATGACGCCATCTGCTTTGCATAGAAGTCGTGAAACCGGTTCTTGAAGCCCGAATACGCCTTGAACAGGTTATAGGCTCCGTACGAATAGACATGATCCACCAGGCAACCGGCGCAATGGTCGAACTCGACGGCATAGCCGGTCTGGGTGACGGCTTCCGGTGTGTTCGCAAAGGTGAAGGCAACCGATGTCAGCCGCCCCCCATAGAAATATTTGTCACCCGCAGGCACTGGCATATTGAACTGGAACAGGGACGCATTGCCGCTTCCCCGCACCACAAAGCGACTGCCCCCCGGCTGGTGCGCGCCGCCGCCGGTGCCGCGAATGGTCACACCCGCGCATGGAATGGAATGACCGGCCGAAGCGGAGATGACATAATCCCCCGCCGGGAAGAACAGTTCACCGCCGGGGCTCGGGCTGTGCGCGCAGATTGCCGTTAGTGCGTTCTGGATGGCCGCGTCATCATTCGTGGTGCCATCCCCCTTGGCCCCGAAGTCCTTGACGCTCACGGTATCCTCAAGCCTGAGCAGCAACGTACGCTCCTTTGCCCGCGCCCAGGATGGAGAATACTGGATGAGCGTGGACAGCACGCAGGCCGCAGCATTCTGACATGTAAATGATGTCGCCGTGATCGCGCCATTCGTGGCCGCCGACGTCGTGGGGTTCTCGTGCCAGTTCGACAAGGATTGCGCCCATCCCTGCGCGGTCATGCAGACAAGACACAGGGCGGCCAGGAGGAAGCGTTTCATTCTTCGGTTTCTCCATCCCCCGGTTCATCCCCCCAGGGCAATTTCGTTATGGTACGGCCTGCGCCAGCCGATGAAACTGTCGTCAACGGCAAGGACGCCAATGCGGCTGTCGGGCGTGGTGGCAAGAATATACCGGCTGTCACAACTGACAATGTCACCCGGCGCGCATCCTGCATTCCGCACACCGCATAACGTATCCACCGGGGCAAGAGATGCAGGAGCGAATATTCGCCGCGCCGTTACCCATGATGCAGCCACGGGGAAACGTATCCATGACCGACCGGATCCGCCTGACAACGGACAACGTGGACTACGAACAATGCCGGTTCAGCCTTCGCCGCGCCCTACCGTATGGGAGCATCCCATCACAACACAGCCCCAAACCAGTGGCCCCAAACTTTGGGCTGGTCATGCCCCGGATTGCCGCAGACTATGAGGCACCATGGACGCAGCGTTTTTGTGCGTGCCGACATCTAGACGGCGGCGGATTACCTAGCTAAACAGACGATATGGAGAGGTGGCCGAGCGGTTGAAGGCAGCGGTCTTGAAAATCTCCGCCACTCTCCGATAAAATCCATAAATTGTTTATTATCAATGAAATAGCGTGCGCCTTCGTTTCGCATGTGACGCCCTGTTCCTGCCTTTCCGCACAGCAGGTCGGCACAAAAAGCGGCACAAAAAGCCTCATATTTTGAGGCATGTTCACGCACTTTTGCATTCCTAAATTCAAGACATCCGAGATGCTTTTCTAGCCAATGTAACAACAGGAAAATCAGTCTACATTCCTATTTAAAACATTTGGAGAGAAACGTAATATGCCTCTAGCAACTGATGTTGAAGTCCAAGGAACTGATGGTAAATGGCGGCCATTACGAGTTACGGCTCTATTGGCGATGTCAGAAGATGCGCGCCGTCAACGGCCCTTCAGATGCCTTGAGTGTCATGGTGCTGTCACGCTTCATCAACCATCAAAAGATAAAAAGAAAGCAGCCCATGCTGAACATAAAAGCCGATGGGCCGGATGCCCTCGAAGCGATTGTTACGATCATGCTGGGCTAAGACCTCATCCCAATCAAGTGCGATGACGCCCTGTTTGTCTCGCTAGGTGCCGAGGTGTCGGAACGGGAAGGCTCGCGCATTGGCGTAGTCCTGTTCGGGGAGATCAGAGTCTTTCATCGGCCCCACCCAAAGCCAGACACGGATAAGGGGGCGGTGGCATCTGTACGGAAATGGCTGGAGCAGAACGGAGTAACGCCATGAATAACATGATGGAGATTGGCAGCCACCGGGCCGTCATCCAGTTTGACCCGGAAATCGGCATGTTCTGGGGCGAGTTCCTTGGCCTGAACGGCGGAGCGGACTTCTACGCGGACAGCGTGGAAGGACTACGCAAGGAAGGCGAGACCTCGCTGCGCGTGTTTCTGGAGATGTGCGAGGAAAAGGGAATCGAGCCCACAAAACGCTACTCAGGCAAATTTCAGGTGCGCCTGTCCCCGGATGTTCATGCCCGCGCTGCTGAGATCGCGGCCGCCCGTGGCGTAAGCCTGAATCGGCTTGTCCAAGATGCGTTGGAGCTTGTGGAGCAGTAAGTTCTCCTGACCAAGATCAGGGCTTTTTTCCAGTATTTTGTGGATAACAACAGAACGACAGGGCCTTAACAGGTTCCTGCCGTTTCTATTTCCGGCACCCTTTCCGCAAACAGAACAGCCGGTGAATCCGGCGCCAGATCACGGCGCGGGCGGCCCGAGGTTATCGAATATGTAACGGCGATGATCTGCACGCTCTACGAAGTAGATCACCCATGCCAGAACGGACTGGGCTGCGATGATGCCAAGCGCCACACAGATCATTCCATCCGCCCCTGCCGCCAACAGTCACGCGCGAACGCGATGAGCAGATAACCCACCGCGCAGGCTGCCCCCAGCACAAAGCCGAGGGCCAATCCGGAATAGAAGTTCACGATGCCTGAATGGCCGCATTATCGGCCTTGCACTTGGCATAAATGGCCTCGATGTCCGCGGCGGTCGGGCCGCCGGATGACGCGGTATCTTCCACCGCCGTCTTGATCGTGGTCCAGGCATCGGGACCGTATTTCTCGATCAGGCTGATAACGGTGCTCGCGCCGCTTACGATGGCGCTCAGTTCTGCTGCTTCCATGTCAGTTACTCCCCGTGGTTGTGGTGGTCTGCGCGGTGGACAGGGCCGATTGCAGCCCGGCCAGCGCGCTTTCGGCCGTGGCCAGTTCAGATGCCGTGACCGTATCGCCATTGGATACGGCAGTATCCAGCGTGGTCAGGGGCACCAGCGCGGCTGCCGAAGCCGTCTTGATGTCGGCCTTGACCGTGGCGTTCACACTGCCGGAGGCCAGATAGGCTTCCGCACCGGTGGCGGCCACATGATAGGCGCTCATGGTATCGAACGCGGCCTTGCGCAGATTGGTCTGGCCGGCGCAGGCCCCAAGGGCTGCCAGCGAAAGAAGGGCCGCGCATGCCGTGATGCGGGATCGGTTGATCATGTCGGTTTTCCTCATGGAGTCGGCCACGCGCCGGGTACGAAGCACACCCAGCTATTCGTGGCGGTGCAGAGATAGATGCCGGACGCGGCGAAAATGATCTGGCCTGGCGCGCCGCTTGCCGTTACCGAGGCTGGCGGCGTGCCGATCTGGACAGTTCCCTCGAACACGCCGGTCAGGGTTCCTGACGACTCGCCAGAATACTCGCTGCCGTCGCTGGAAAGTTTGGATGCGAAGGCATCCAGCGCCTTGGTAATCGGATCCGTTGCGTTCGAAATCGCCACGGCAGTCGCGCGCCGGGTCAGGTATTTCCCGGCGTCGAAGCGGTCCGGCCGCCGGATGGGGTCAGGCGTTCCCATTGGTCGCCTGCTCCGGCTGGCCCTTTTTGTTCAGGACCGGGATGCCTGCCGAGGCTACAGCCTGTTTCGCTGCAGGCTTGTCAGCCACCGGCACGCGCACGGCGCTCTGCCCCGGCTTGAAGTGGTTCTCCGCCCATCCGATATTCAGGCCGATGGTGGTCATGACCTGATAGACAACAGCCCACCAGCTGCCTGCATGCGGCGGCGGGACCATCGCGGCGGCGGCGCCACAGGCGATGATGAAGAGAGCCACGTACAGGTCATACTGTGCAGGCACATATTCCAGCATCATGGCGATGACAGCCCCGAGGCCGCCGAATTTCGCGGCTGTATTCATTTGCCGTCTCCATGCAGGCCGATCCGGTAGAAATCGTGATGGCCGATTGTCTTGATGAAAAACCGGGGGCTGGCCCATATCGGCACCGGGCTGCCGTGCCGGTAGTAACTGTCGGCCCCGTCCGTCAGGTCCACCAGCGTTCCCGCAACCAGCGACAGGGCCAGTTCATGCGCCACGCGGTATTGCGGGTCGGACTGGTTCAGGCAGGCCAGCCTGGCGGCATTGGGATCGCCGGGGTTCCAGCAGGAGAACTGCCACGGCGCGCGGCATACGGATGTAATGTCCGTGCCCCACCAGCCGGGCCGTGCGGCCCGGTTGCCGATCACGTTCAGGACCGCCTGCATGCCGTGCGGGCCTTCCCCCCTCGCCTCGCCCCATGCGGTCATGGCGGACATATCTATGGCGGTGGCGTCCAGCATCAGCCGAACATCCCGTGCCAGAGGTGGCAGACGCCACGCCATGCGGCATCCCCGATCTGCCCCCAGCCCAGCAGGCCGGTAATCAGGACAGCCCAGAACATCATCCGTTTGTCGCGGGCGGCCTCCCGTTCCTCGATACGCCCCAGACGGGATGAAAGATCGTTGTCCCGATTGTCCTGCTTTTCCTGCAGGGCGCTGAACCGGTCGTTCATCTCCCGGCGTGTCTCGGCCGCGTTATCGTTGACCGCCTGCATCAGAAGCGCGTTCTGGTGCTTCATGTCGTCGCGCAGGTTGTCCTGCACGCCCTCCACACGGGCCACGCGCTCACGCACCACGGCGACCTCCTCGACCGTGGCATATCGGGGATCAGACATCAGTGGGATACCGCCTCACCGGACACGCCCGTCCACGCGCTGCCGTTCCACAGCACCAGCACGCCCTTGCTGCCGCTGCCGATATAGCAATCCGTGCAGCGGATCACCTGATCGCTGGATGCGGGCAGCTCGGCATAGGTGAAAGATGGTGGCGCATAAGCGGACAGATCAGCCTGGGTGGCGATGCCACCGGCCTCGGGCGGGAAGTTCCCACCATCAAACAGCCCATGCTGTTCGGGCGATGTGGGCGCGGCATGCGCCTGCACCGTGGCAAGAAGGCTGGCGGCTGCCAGAAGGTGAAAAAAGCGCATGCCGTCCCCGAAACTGAATGGTCAGGATTTCGGGGTATGGGTAGTTTGTTAGTACGGTGTGGAGAGATGGAGAACTATCATGGCACTTGATATGCACCCGTCCCTCGCCGTAAGCGTCGGCGGCTGGATCAGGACGGAACTGGTTGAGCCCCACGGCCTGAAGATCAAGGATCTGGCCGAACATTTCAGGGTATCGCGGCAGGCACTGAGCGCCCTGCTGAACGGCCGCACCCACCTGTCCGCCGATATGGCGATCCGGTTTGAAAAGGCATTCGGCGTGAAGGCCGATACCTTGATGCGCATGCAGATGGCATGGAACATGACACATGGCCACACCCTTGATGATGGATTTTGTTCCATCACGGGCGATGGTAAATAGATCACCCAGCCCACTGATTTTAGCGAGTCATGCCCCTCAATTACCCTCCGCGCGTGGGAGATATTCTCCGATGCAATTATAATACCGGATTTGTCCCTCCAGAAATGGTCAAAGAGCGGTTGGTAGTCGTGGTCAATTCCCGATTGCCAAAAAGGGACAGACTTTGCTCAGTTGTGCCCTTAAGCACCACGCCCGCATGCTCGGGCGTGACCTATCAGGTAAAAATAGATATCGGACAAAGCCCTCCGGAGCCATTCCCTGGCCAGATCAAATGGGCGAAGGCTGACATGATGAGCGTTGTCAGTTACGACCGCCTGAACCTTCCCTATGACGGACGCTGCATCAAAACCGGCAGGCGTAAATACGTCCAGATTCGCATGCCTTTGGACCAGATGAAATTAATCAGAGAAGCGATTCTCGTGTCGCTCGATCTCGCCTACTTGATACCCGCGCTGAAGTGACCTACATTCTGTGTGCTTGCGGTAGCTTTCGGCGGTTACGTCATGGCTATGCGCCTCAAGTCCACCTTCGGGTGGCGGATGTGATGGCGATTCCAAGCTAGACCATTGACGGCCCCACCTTCCGAGGTGGGGCCTTTTTGATTCTAGCGATCAATCCTCAGGCTCGGCCTAACTGCCGGGCCCGCTCCAGCTTGATCCGCTGCACGTCATTCCACATCTGCATGATGCCATGCGCGGCAGACCGCAGGCTGCGTTCGCAGTTATCGGTATTGGCCCGGTCAGGCTCATGATAGATGCGGGTGCAGACAGCCAGCGCCTTACCCAACTCACCGGCGACTTCATTGGCAGGCAGGGGCTGCGCATCTTCAAAGAAATCGGGCTTCTGCGGCTGGAAATCTGTAGCCTGTGCAATATCCTGCTTCATGTCGGTGTCACTCCCGAGCGATGCGCGAAAGGGCGCGGGGTAGCCTTCTGGGCTAGTTCGGCCGCCAGCGTGGTGTCATCTTCCGGCACATCCCCGATGATCGTCCTGATCTTCGCCAGCCCCTTCTGCGTAATCATCGGCTGGCCCACGCCTTCAACATAGCCGCTCCGCTTGACCTCGACATTCTTGGACTCCATCAGACCTGCCTTGATCTTGTCGGCATAGGCGCACTTGCGACCCGTGACGCTGTGGATATAGAGCCAGCCGAGTTCGATCAGGCGGTTGATGAACTTCCGCTCCGGCCACCCGCACTGCTGGGCCGCGGAACGCAGGTTATGGACACCTTCGAGGGATGCCAGTTTCTGCAGCGCCCCAGCCTGCGGAGCCAGTTCCGCAATTTCCTGATCCTTGGCCTCAAGCGCCTTCTGCTGCTCAAGCGCCAGCGTCAGGGCTTCGACCATGTTGGCTGGGGCTTTAATGGTCCTGTAGCCACCCGTCTTGCGGATGGAAGGCAGAACCTCCTCAAACACCCAGCGCTCAAATTCTTCCGCTTCGGGCAGCCTGCTCTTGATGATGAGGCGCAGCACGTCAGGCTCAAACAGGATGCGTACGTTCTGCGTTCCGCCGGACGTCCTAAGGGGGTGGCGTTTTACCACCCCCTTACAATGCAGCTTCATGGCATTGTTCGAATCGGCATATCCGAGGCGATCGCATACGTCCTTGCCGACGAACGCGGGTTCACTATCGACCAGAACAGTGCGGATTTCGTGGCCCTTGAATGCGAAGGGAATGATGCTGGATTTGTTGGTATCGAGTGTGTTATGTGTCGTCATAGCTGTTTTCCTTATTCAGCATGAGAGGCGTCGGAATTGCTGCCAGGCTGGTCCGACGCCTTTTCCATTTCCGCCAGATTGCGGACGATGCTCAAAAATTCTTTGTTGATACTCCGATCATTCTTCGCCGCCCGTACGCGCAGGTAACGAAGGAGGGACCGGTCCATTCGGAAAGTGATGCTTACGGTTTCTGTCATTTCCTCCTCGCGCAACCAAAATGGTTTCATCCATCATATGGCAGAGCAACCATTTTGGTGTCAATTGAAAAAGTGCAACCATTGTGGTTAGTGTTTTGCATGACTGATGAGCGCCGTGTGCCCATAACCCTGCGTATGCCGAGAGATCTTCTGGATCGCCTGAAGGCGGCGGCTGACGCGCGCTCGCATTCCATGAATGCGGAGATCATACAAAGGCTTGAGGAATCTTTTATTCCTCAAAATATAGATGACATCTTTGCCCTGCATAGCAAACCGCCGCCAGATCTAAATTACGCCCGAGTTAATGTTACCCTTGCTCACGATGCGCTTGAGCATGCCCAGGAAATGGTCGACTTTGCTGAGAGCGATCCTAGTGCAGGTGATCTCGAAAAGGCTCTCTCGCGTTACGAAGTCAAACGCGCTCAGAAGCATCTCGATAGATGTATCGCTATGCTGGAGATTTTAGAGGCTAAAAAATAAGGATACCATATCGGACAGAAAAAAGCCGCGTAGAGTGGAATACTATTCTGGTTGTAATCAGGAGCCTTCATGCAAGAAAAGACCCTGACTGGCCAAAGCGGCAAAGAATATCGCTTCGTTGCGATAGACCCCAAAGATGCTCCAGACAGGGCATGTCTATTTCTGGTTCAGGACACGCAATCCAATTCTTCATCTGACCAGATGTATATTGCCCATGTCCGGCATGGCAGAAGATGGGTGAAGTTTTACGGGGAAGTTCCGAATGGGCTAACCCCGTTCAGAGATATTATTGACGGCGGGGCGGAGCAGGTTTTGAGATATAAAATGCCACATGGAAGAGCGTGCCCTTGAGGGCTGATAGCAAAAAGCCGCCCCCAAGGGAAAGAGCATCTTAGCACTAGGCGGATGAAGTCCTGCATAACGGCAACATTAAAATAATTTTTAAATTTACTTCCCTACACTTTATTTAATAATTTAAACATTATTCCTGTTATTCTTTGATATGTCATACAAGAGTAAGCTCCGGATGCTGCCCATAGGCAGCCAAATCCACGCACAATACCCGCAGACATATGCTGACCTTGAGGAGCTACAAAAAAACCAGCAACAGATATAATGGCAAACATTACAGAGCCAGATATACCTTCTTTTAAATATTCAAATAGCAGTCCTAATAGGTCAGTTTTTTTAAGAGCGCCATATACTTCGCTGTCTTTAATAGTCAGTATTAAGCCCTGCGACACTCCAAGGAAGCCGGCAAAGACAGCAGCTAGTGTTGCTGAGGCCCCCAGCAATCCTGAAGGATCTTTGGGCAAAGAAAAACCTGAAATAAACCATATTCCGCCGGATGCAATTGCGACTATATATGGGCCATACCTTTCAAATTTTCGACCTGCCATTGTTTATTTACTCCAACACACCATCGTGCTGCCACTGTTTAAAAATTCCGACTAAGGCACTCCACCTTTCTTCAAGAGGTAGCCTTCTATTTTCGCCTAATGGAACTGATACATTTTGTTCGAGACGGGATTCCAGTAAATCCAGGGGCTCTCTTGGGCTGTCTTCATCAACGGATCCATCAACTTGCAACACATCAACATCTATACCAGACGAAATAATTTCCTTAATGGCAGATCTTACAACTCTCGCAGGAAGTTTTTTTTCTTTTCCTCGAGATGAGGAAATCTCAAGATTCAAGACATCTCCGTAGGAAACCAAATCACTTTCTATTATATCACTCAACGATTTGTTGTTTAAAACTGCGCCATCATCGCTATGTGGTATATGTATTTTACACTTAAATTTTTTAACGAAACTCATTTTGTCAAGCTTATCTATAGCACCCGGCTGCATTATTGGAATAATATTGAATCCACAATCTTCTTTTCCATTCGAAATAACATTGCAAAAATATGACAAGTATGAAGATATATTATTAAAGCGTGCGCCATAATGATTGTATTGAACAATTAACGCTTTACACTTATCCGAATATACGGCCGCGGTTTCCTCTCCAAAATCTTCAAAATCCTCCAGATCAAAATCCCTAATCGGATTTTCTGGACTCAATCTGCCAGGGCCATAATATCTAGCCTGAGAAAAATTTAAGTACCAGCCATTACTTTTTGTTTTTTTTGCTTCTTCAAGTCGAATTTTATGCATTCCGACATTTACAAAACGATCCTCCAGCGGAAGACCATTTATATAATCAACAATGTTAGAAAGCGTTAAACCATTCCGGTCGTAAACTTTGAATGCATGTATTTTCACCGAGTGTCCCTCATAATATTTACTATATTACCATCATGAGGCAGGACGCTAATCTTTGTGTTTGATTCGCGCAAATTTAATAATTATTCGATAATAAGATAAATGTAATTCAATACTCGATGAAATTTATGAGGAATTATTTGATATTATTATATAATAATTTCTTTTTTATGTAGCATCTGTCGAACGGATACATTTCGGGCGCTCGCACAGGAACAATTGGAAAGGCCGCTATGAGCCGGGCGAGGTCAGGAGCGGAGACTACGGAAATCCCGTATAATCTCTTCTATGGAAAGCAGCTTTGATCCTGCCAAGGATGACAACCATCTGATCATCCCCTCGATCCGGCCGGAAGACAATGAAGAGCGTTTCAAGGTTGTCGGTCTGGTTGGTGAAAAGCTGTTTACCGGCGTGTTTGTCTGGCGGGATGATCTGCCCCGCTTCATTTCCGTAAGAAGGAGCAACACAGGTGAAGAACGATCCTATCATTCTTCCTGCTGATCCCACTGACCCGGAAGATTTTCCTGTCACGCAGGAAGGCATGGACCGGGGCCAGCGTGCCCGGATAATCCGCCGGACACGGACGGCACTGGGCCTGTCGCAGGCGGAATTCGCCAGCCGTTTCCGCGTGCCGGTGGGTACGCTGCGCGACTGGGAACAGGCCCGTGTCAGCGCACCAGATTTTGCCATCGCCTACGTGCGCGTGATCGGCCTGCATCCGGATATGGTTGCTGATGCGGTGGCTGCTGAATAAGGCCATTCAACGGGAGGCAAAGTTCCATGCCGCGCAAACCTGAAATCATCATGCCAACGAACGAGGAAGATGCCCGGATCAACCGTGGCATTGCAGCGGACCCCGACAGTCCCGAACTGACGGCAGCGGATTTCCGCAATGCCTGGCCTGCCCGGTCTGTCGTCCGTAATGCGTGGAAAACTCTTGCTGACCTGCCGGCTTCCAAGGATGATTCCTCTTTAAAAATATCTGATAGAGAACTCATGAAAAGCTGGACCGAAGATCCCTATTTCACTGACGCCCTGGATGCACTGAACGATAAGCGCGAACATGGCCTACGCTTCCTCACGCTTGATCTGGATGCAATCAGTGAAGTTATCTCCAATGGCGATGGTCCTGCTTACAGGCTACTTGATGCCATGGTCAGCATAAAGGAAACGGAAGGCTATGACGGCATGAGGGGCGCGCCCCGTGTTCTGCTGGCTACATTGTTGAGATTGGCGGAGATATCAAAAACCGTGGAACAGCAACCGCGCCGTTAAGCAGATTCCTGCTGGAGTATCTTCGAGGCATCCCCTCTCTTCCTCCACACCACGACGCGCCGTGACACGGTATAATTCAGCCTGCCGTAGGACGGTTTTCGAACCGGATCGCCATGCAAGGTTACCGGGATGCCTTGCCGGTACGTCACTCTCCCCCACAATTTCCTTGTCCGACGATCACCAATGCACATCGGGCCGTTGGGCCAGCTTCCCCTTTTGACCAGCGGTGAGGTGCGTTGACGCGACTCCTGCCGATCAGGAACAGTTGCAAGATGAGCAGCCAACCATTCACCGGCGAAATTTATAAAACCTACTGCGTCCTTGAAAGGGGTGGGTCACCACCCGCAATTCATATTGCAGATTTCATCTACATTGATGGCGCGCCCTATATCGTCATCGAATGGAGGCCTGTGCCTGGCGGTAAACATCCAGAGATTCTTGTTCCCTTGGATGCTTCACAACTGACCGCCATTCCTGATCCCAAAGCGACGCATAATTATGCAGGTCCGCCCGTGGCAGATCCTCGCCGGCATAACTAAGGCAGACCGATGCGCGCTTAAGATTGTTCTTCCTGATATTCAGGGCAGCACAGAATCTGTAGAATGCCTTGATATCTTCCGGCTTGCTGCTGATGAATTCCATTCCTGATCTTTTCATCAGTTCGCCCCCATCGCCTGATAGGGACTCCAGCTAGGCGACAGCCAGAACGACTGGTTATTCTCCCGCTGCACCCTGTCCTGATACCGTTGCAGATAGCCGAGGTTCATCATGTCCTGTAGTCGGTAATAGACCAGATACTGCATGGCGGCCTTGGCATAGAAGGTATTCAGGACTGCGGCCCGGGGGGTGACCATGGCCCACGGCACATCGTTCATGGCGAAGCGCAGGGCCTCGCTGGCGGCTTCCTGATTGCCGCCGGCAAAGCCCCGGTTCAGGTATCCGTCACGGATGGATTTGAACATGTTGGCGGCATCATTCAGGTTGCCCATGGTCGGTCCTGCTGCTGTGGACAGCATTCCGCCGCCCATACGGTTGGCATCACCGAACAGGAAGTCCCCGAAAATTCCTGCTCCGCCACCCTGCGCCGCCGCTGCCATGACCAGCTTGGTATAGTCTGCCGGATTGTCCGCCGTGCGTGGCTCGCGCCCCTTGGCCAGTTCCTTCAGGGTCATTGCAAAATACCCGAGTGTCGTAGTGGTGGCAATCAGCCATGCCAGACCGGGAACGTCCGCGCCCTGCCTTACGCCCTGTAGAAATCCCCTCATATCACCCGTCACGTTGCCCGGCCCCATACGCATCAGTTCGCGCTTCATGCTGCGGGCCATGAAATTCAGGGTGTAAGCCTTGAACTGCATGATTGTCCGGGCAATCTCACCCGCTGCCGTGCCGCGCTGGGTGCCCCACGTGGCCATTGCCTGCGTACCTGCCGCGCCTTCCGACATGCCTTCGCGGATCTGGTCATTAATATAGGTACGCAGCTTGCGTTGCAGTTCTTCCTTAACCCACTCCGGCCTGGCATCAATGTGCGCAACCGCTTCATCGGACAGGTCGCCCATGTGGGCTGGCAGCACGTAGCTGCGACCATCTGCCGCGACCAGACTGCTTTTACGGATGGCCTGCCATTCAGCATCCTCAATACCGTAACGACGCAGGGCGACCTGCATATGTCCCGGCAACCCCGAAAAATCACGATCCACCATCCGGGCGAGGTTGTTGCTGAGCATGAGCGCAGCCCCGCGCTTTATGGCATCTGTCCAGTATTGTAGCCCGGTCAGGCGATGAAAACGGGCTACTGCGTCAGACAGCTTGCCCATATGCCCATCCTCCGCCTGAAAGCGGGACGCGATATCCCCCATCAGGGCGTCGTGACCCACGCCAAGCAGTTCGGCCACATGCTGGCTTTCTTTACCTTCGGGTAGAAGGCCGCGCACCAGCCTGCTGAAACTCTCCATGATACCGATACCATTATGCCGGAGCATGCCCATCATCACCCCCACATCTGGCAAGGATGACATAAGGGTACCGCCGAGCATCTGGACCTGATTAGCCATGCGCGTCATCTGCGATATCTTGGCCAGCGTGGTGTTGGATGGATGGTTGGCCATGCCGGTAATGGTATCGAATATCCGTTCATTCCAGTCCGTGCGCAGGGCCTTTACCGTTCTGTGGTCACCCCGTTCCTTCGCGCGGGCAATGGCGCGGTCGATCCAGTTCCTGCACATGACTTCGGGGTTCGTGCCAAAGCGGTTCATCAGTTCCGCGTTTTCCACTCCGCGCGCAATATCCGCCAAGACGGTATGCATGAGATTGGCCTGGCCAAAGCGGTCCTGATAAGCCATCCATGACGTGGCATCCCTGAAATGCAGAATACGTTCCTGGCTGACCCTCTTGGCCATGTTTCCGGGGCCACGGAAGCCATCCGCTACACCCAGCCCGTTTCTGGTATCATGCACGCCTGTTGCAAGGTTCTCGTAAACCCCACGCAGCCATTCATCCACATTACCGGTCACGTCCGCAAAGGTATCCGGATCCAGCAACGGTTTGATGAAGGATGTCCATTCATCGGCCGTCGCGGCAGAAATCTTGTAGATATCATGGCTCTGGCGCGCGATGTAATTCTTGACCTTCCCGATCCATGCCCCGACCTTGTTCTGTCGCAGGCGCGCCTCTTCCTGATACCGGCGGAAGATGCGGGCCACCTTCTGCGCGGCGGGATTACGGGTATCAGGCGCACTGGCCGGGTCTTCAATCCGGTAGAGTTCGGTTGCCACGTCCTGATCGAATGCGTGGTCCCCTCGCGTCGCGGCCTCAAGCACGCCAGCTTTTTTCAGGTCCGCCTCGATCCGGCCAAGTATTTCAGCCGATGCGCCCTTCATCGCTGCATCAACGGAATAGGCCAGACCGCGGGCATTCCCTTCCACCCCGGTCAGGGTCGCGCGGATATCCTGCACCTCATGCCCTGCCCGCACGGCATTATCCAGACCACGCGCGGCAGCGATATTGAAGGCAGCGGCACGCTTTTCGTTTATGTGAGCCAGACGCGCTTCATCCGCCAGATCCTTCCCGGCCTGCATGGCGGCATCACGTGGGGACATGCCTTCCCGCACAAGCCGTCTGATGCGGCCCTGCGCCCGTGAGAACAGATTGTACAGTTCGTCTTCGGACAAGGCGCGTCCGGCGGCGCGCGCTGCGGTTTCGAAACAGTGCCGGTATGCACCTTCAGCCATTGGTCATTTTTCCAATCATGCATGTGGCGGCGGCCTGCACGGCGCGTGCCATGCTTTCTATTTCCGCGTCGTTTTTATCGAGACCAGCCAATTCCGGGCTATGCTTGGCGTCGTCGCCAAGTTGTTCACGGATACGGGCAAGGTCGGCCTGCGCCTCGGAAAGCTGTTTCCCGGCTTCGGTTTCTGCTACAGTCGGCGCATCTTGCACTGTCTTGGCGGCAGCCCGGCGGGAAGCGGTGATTTCAGGGCTTTCCTCAATCTTGTTGCGACGGGCGGCATCCGAGAGTATATTCAGATTGCTCTGGCCTCGAGCGCTTGACAGGTCTGCCGAACCGGACGCTTCCTGCGGCGGATCACCAGATGAGGCCCCCGGTCCGGACGGGGGTGTGGCGGCGGGGTGCTCCGCCTGCCAGAGCAATTCCCTTTTGTTGAGATAGGCTCCCTTGAACCTGCCGGATGTTATGACCGTGTAGTGTCCATCAGGGTGCGGGCGCAGCGACGTGATAAGCGTGCCATGCGATTTGCGGTTTGACGTGTTCGGCATCCGCTTGATGACGAACAGTTGCCCATCCTCGTTGCGACGGATTTCGTTGGTGCCCTTCGCAATATCCTTTACGGCCGAAACAACATCAGGATACCCGGCGGCATGCAGTTCCGCCCCATGCTCGGCAGCAATATGCGCGCGGCCCATTCCTTTATGCGGGCCGGTATGAAACCCTTCCTCCAGGCGGATGGGAAGTGGTTCCACGCCCGGAATACCTTCGGGCACATGACCAACCGTAACCGGTTCAGAGATGGGTGTGTTGTCGAATTCACCTGCCGGGTCTTGCTGCCCTGCCCACCCATCCTGAATTGAAGGGGGCGGTTCTTCTGTCGGCTCCGCGCTTCGGGGATCAATCGTATCTGCAATCTGGCCAGCTTCGTTCGGCGTGCCTTCCACATGAGATGCGATGGCATCCCGCAGCATGGCGTCCGCCACATCCGGGCCACCCGCCTCAACCCTGTCGGCCACCGGGTTCGCCATTTCGTCCAGCGTCGGCGGCGCATTCAGATCTGGTATCGGATCGCCCGGCCTCCACCCAGACAACCTTGCCCCGGCAAGATGAAAGCCACCGCCAAGCAGGCCACCAAACGCAATGTTGGTCAGCATTTCCGCCATGGTCTGGTCATTATGCTCATCACGGCTGAGGTAATATTCGGGCACAGCGGCGGCGGCCGATCCGGCAGTAGCGGAAATTACCCCCTGCGCCGCCTTTCCCGACCAGCTCTGTTCAAATGCCGAACCAGCCCCACGCCATGCGGCACCGGCTGCCGTATCTCCCAGAGCGGCCCCAATGCGGGCTGCCCCCATTCCGGGGACATAGAATGACGCGGTGCTGAGGGGATCGATAAACTGAGGCAGGGAGCCTGCGGCCCATCGGCCCACGCTTCCCGGCGCACCACCCTCACCTCCATCAATCACGGCCTGCCGCACGGTCTGGATGTGATGGGCGTCGTGCAGGTCCGCCGCGACGGTATCGGCTATGGGCCGGTCAAACTTCAGGCCGTCCATTCCATAACGGTCATTGGCTTCATCCGCGCTGAGCATCCGGGCGGATGGCGACCATGCTTCAGCCCTGTGCCGCACGAAATCCGCAAATTCGTTGACAGGTGCCTGGTCGATACCCTGAAGAAAGGCATTCCCAATGCTGTCCCCCATGCTGGATGGCAGGATATCCGTGCCAGCATTCTGGATCGCGTCATTCTGTAGCGGGCCACCGAAAGGGGCATCAGCCATTACTTCGCTCCCTTCCGGCTGGCTTCCATCCGATCAAGGGCGGTATCGCTATATGGATTGAGGCTGGAATAGTCCCCGCGCCGTATCCCTTCCATAGAGACGGATACAGGCTTACCGTCCTTCCTTATGACAGTGTAAGGGATAGCGCCGTTGCGCGAAGGGATCTGGAGATACAGGTTTTGGGTCGCATAATCCGGAACCCATTGTCCAAGGGATTTCGCCCCATACAGGGTATATCGCTGCCGATCTTCGGTTGTCAGGTTCGCGTTGCCCGGAACGGGCGCCAGATCGCCCAGTTTCAGGTTGTCCAGCGCGGCCCGCGTCTCGGTCAGAACCTGAGACTTGGAGACCTGACCCTTGGGGAAGCGTATCGTGCCGGATGTATCGTATTTGTTGTAAATCAGACCATTGACTGCATTGCTGATGGCGGTATGGGCAGTCTGACCATGCATGACGTAGAATGTGGCCAGCCGCTGAACTGCCTGATACGTGGCGCGATACTGCTGGTCACCCCCTGCCGTGTTCAGGGTGGTCAGATGATAGGCATTCAACCTATCTGCTATGGGATCAGCATTCGCACCGGCCTGTAATTTTTTACCCTCCATCCCGGCTGATTTCTGCATGTCCTCCAGCTTCATTCCCATGGCTGCATGCATATCGGCTGATGCCTGAACCTGAGACGGTTCGGTCATATCGCCCATGACGCCATAGACCGGATCAAGCTTTCCATGCTGCACGGCTTCAGCCATGACCTGCGGATAATAGTTCCCGTACTGCTGGCGGAGTTGAGCAAAGCGCGGGCGCAGATCCTCTCCGGATGGGACGCGGCTCAGCCCATCCGTAATGGTGGAGATCTGGCCGTTGGTCAGGATGCGCGGCTGCGCCACCCCCATGCGGGACTGGACTGTGCTGCTGGCACGGAACAGGTTCTGCTGTGCCTGCGCGATCTGGGCTGCGTCACCCGACTGCTGCGCCTGTTGAGCCTGCTGCGTGGCTGCCTGAACTTCCGGGCTATTGGCCACATAGGTCACGGGATCATCATGCAGGGATTTTTCATTGGCCTGCGCCATTGCCGTATAGCGTGTTGCAACCTGCTGGCGCTGTTTGTAATCTTGGGCATCGGCACCGGTCAGGTCTGTCACCTGACGCAATGTCCGGACACGCTCCGCCGGGCTGGCATAACGTGTGCCGTTGTAGGCTACGGATGCCTGCCGTGATGCGCTCAGGCTGTCCTTCATCTGCTGGGCCTGCTCGGGCGGGAACCACTGGTCTATTTCCTGATCAGTCGGAGCATCGGGCACATCGTTCCCATGCAGGTAGGCATCATTCGCCCCGGCAAAGCGGTCCTTGATGTCGGCCATATGGGATGACGCGGTTGTCGCCCATATGGATTTGCCCTGCCGCATAAGTTCATAGCCATACGCCTTGGCTTCGTCATCATAGGGCGATGCGGCGATGCCCTGCGCCACCTTATCCCAGTCAGGAGGGATGCGGGACGTTGGGCCGCCGGGTTCGGCCTGTGCCGCACCCGTGCGGGAGACATAATTGCGGGTTTCATCAAACGGGATGGCCGCGACGAAATCAGCATCGCTGACGGCACCGGTGCGCGGGTCGCCAATATCCTTCACCCACTGGTCAACGCGGCCCGGCCCGGCGTTATACGCGGCGCAGGCCAGCGTCTGGTTGCCGCCATACTTCTGGCATAGCTGGTCGAAATAGAACCGACCGAGAGCACGGTTGTAGTTCGGATCGTTCCTGAACCTGTTTTCATCCCAGCCAAGGGGGGACTGTTGCGCGACCTGCCGGGCGGTATCGGGCATGAGCTGCGCCATACCAACCGCCCCCCTGCTGGACGTAAGCGGCTTGCCGTCCGCCCCCATCTGGTGGCCACCGCTTTCGTTGTGGACCATGCCAGAGAACGTGTCATCCGGGCTATTCCCCTTCGGAATGGCGTAGACGTTTCCGGATGCCTGCCCCATGGCGGCGTAGTAGGCCATCTTCCCCTGCTGGTGCCAGACATGCGGCTGCAGGCCCTGGGTCAGTTCGGCCCAGTCCTGCTGTGGCATATTGGCGCGGTTGGCATTTACGAAGTCCTGCGCGCCGATCGCATCGTTATCGGCCAGATGGGCCTGCGCGATTGTCTTGACGAATTTGGAATGGGCAGCCAGTACGGCGGTGTGAGTAGCCACATCGTTCGGGTTAAAGCCCTGCTCCACCATCCGGTTGACCGTTGCGCGCTGCGCCTGCCCCCATCCCAGACTGAGCGCGCTCGGGTTTTTGTAGTCGCCTGCCGCAATCTGGATGCCATTATCAGCCTGTGCCTGCGCCTCCCTGTCAGACCATGCATCTGTTTGCTGGCCGACATGCGATAGAACCTGGGCATTGATCATCTGCTGGTAGCGCGTGCTATCCATCGTGAACTGACGGGACTGCGCCTCATTTGTCAGAGTGCCGGCGGCATCTTTCTGCGCCTGATCCAGTTGCTGCTGGACCTGCGGATAAGCCGAGACCGCCTGCTGCCCTTTCAGGTTCAGGAAGCCCGGATAATTCTCCTGATCGTCCGGATCGCCATACATGATCTTCTGCACGGCTGCCTGATGGATATTGTTGGCGGAATTGAGCGCGAGCATGTTGGTCTGCTGCGCCCGACGCTGGGCAATCTGCTGCAGATTGTCGGATGCCTGACCCATCCCCTCGCCAATGCGGGAGAACCCTTCGGCAATGTTGCTGCCGAACGCGCCGGGCCGGGCATTGGCCTCAAGGTATCCATTGGGGATTTCGCCGGGCAGTTCGCCGCCCGGCTTGAAAACCGGCTCCGCCATCAGCCAACGCCCCCGGCATAGTTGGAATACCGCTGTGCCCAGTTATTCCACGACTGTCCGGCACTACTGGTGCCGCTTCCCTCAAGCGCGCCCATGTCCTTCATGTCATCCCACCTGTCCGCGAACTGGCTGGCGCCACCGATCAGGCTTCCGGCCGCCCCCATCGCGCCGCCAAATATGGCGGAACTGGCGGCCTTCCTGTCCGCTGCCGCCTCGTTATCGAAATTGACCACCTGATTGCGGTAATCCAGCGCGCGGGCATTGGCGTTATACTGGATGCCCGCCACATTCTGCCCCGTGGTCATGGCGATGGCGTTCTGTACATCCAGATCGGAACCACCGTTCAGGACCGTGCCATTGGCCGCCATCTGCGCACGCTGCGCGCCAAGACGTTGCGCCCCCTCCTGATAGGCGCGCTGGGCCGCCACATCGCCCTGATCCAGCGCCACATCGGCATCGTTTCCCGCCATGTTGGCGTTCTGCTGGGCGATGCGGGCTTCGTATCTGTCCTGGCTGGCCTCCGATATGCCGCCAAGGATCGAGCCTACACCACCAAAGAGTGACCCGGCTGCACCCAGCCCGGCCGATGCGACACCCATGTCATCCCCTCATCTCGGCACGGCAGAACAGCGCACCGCCAACGCCAACCGGCTCCGGGTCATGGATGGTGAACCCGAGCCAGCGCAGCCAGCGGATGGCCTGCACGTATTGGGCATCCACCCGGTTTGTTAGTACGGTGTGGGTGCGCCGCCATTCCTCCACCCAGCGCCGGGTTTCGCGCAGGAACAGTTTTCGGTGGCGGCCAAGGTGCATGGTGCCGATCATCCACGGGCAACCAATGGACGGGTCCAGCATCACCGGCTCGACCAGGCCGAACACGCCCAGCGGCCTGTCATCATCCAGCATGACGGCGGCCACGGCGGAATGCGCGATGCTGTGGCGGATGGACATGGCGACCGGAAGGGGTGACGTACGCGCCACCTCCTGCCGGTCCGCAGGGCGCAGGATGGGCGCGATCAGGTCCGCGTCATCCGGCACGGCGGCGCGGACGGTAATCAGTTCCCGACCTCGACATCCACATCCAGACCCGTCACCGTGCAGGGCAGCGGGTAATTCTGGAACACATCGATCTTGCCATACTGGTCCCAGTTCGCCGCGGGAATGACGAACTGCACGTCCGACGACAGGGTTCCGGATGTGGCCGCGCTCCCGACCGGTCGCGTGCGCGTGCCGCCATCAGTCGAGACCTCGATGCCCGCCGTATTGTAGAGCGTGGTGTAGATCTTGCTGACCCGCTTGCGGCGGCTGAACTGGGGTGGCTGGCCAAGGTCCAGCGGCAGGGATTGCAGGTGCGCCGTGATTGGCAGCCCGACCGTGACCGTGCTGCCCGCCACCGGCAGGATGACCGCGCCGTTCGTGACGGTCAGGCCGGTATAGCCCCTGCCATCAATGCAGGCGGAAACGGTCTCTCCTTCAAGATGGGACAGCCCCGATACCGTGCTGACGGGCGCGCCGGTGTATTGCAGCCCGGCATCCACGAACCATGACTTCGTGATGTCGCTGTTGGCCGCGCCAAGCTGGCGTGTGCGCAGGCGCTCGACATAGGCCACGCTCTCGCCGTTGATCGTGCGTTCAACCACGAAATAGGCGGTATCCTCCACCACACCGTTCTCGGTTTCTTCAGGAACGACCGTGACGGCCCTGAACTTTCCATTGGTCGTGGTGTGCTGGTGCCATGCCCATATCTGCTGTTCCTTCAGGTAGGTCAGGCCCAGCAGCGTCCCGTCCGAGCGGACGGCCCACACGATATTGAACGGGAACTGCGCGAACCGCCAGTCGTCTATGGTGTATCCATAGAAAAGATGGTCAGCCAGAACCGAAAGGTCGGTGCCATTATAGACGGCGGCATAATAATCATACTGCAGGTCGCGGACATGGCTGCCCTTGCTTTCAACGAACAGCACGTCCTGGTCGATGGGCAGCGGCAGGGTATCGGCCGCCCCCACGAACATCTGCGGCGTAACCGTCACATTCCCGGGCGTGATAACCTTGCCCGCATCGCCGCCGCTGACTTTCCATACGCTTCCCGCCGTGAAGATGATCAGATCCGCCATCGGCACGATATGCCTGATCTGGTTGACCTGCTGCGACGCGATGGTCGCCGTGATGGCATCGTCATCCTTGACGGGGTTGGCCACGTCCATGTTGGTATAGTTGCCCGAGCGCGTCATCCAGATGGTCTGCGGGTCGGATGCCGATCCCCCAAACACCCGGCGCTGCTGGAAATAGGACACACAGGCCGGGTTATTGCCGCTGAACGGGTCTTCATGCGTGGGGGGACCGATCGCCGTATCCGGCTCATAATCGGCATCCTGAAAGGTCAGGTCGGTTGTCGAGCCGATCAGTCCATAGGAACCGGCATATTTGCGGTAGATGTTGTAATAATCCGCACCGGAAACAGCCGCCCAGTCAACGGTATTGTAGTTCCCGTATTCGGTGTAATAGCCGATATTGTAGTTCGTGACCGAAGCTGTGGCCGAGACATTGCTTTCACTGTTCAGCGCGATGGAGACCGCCGTCACCACATAATCATAGGTGACGGACGAAATGCCCGGCGTCGTTCCGGTATTCCCCGCATTTCCGTTCGTGGCTGCGGCGCTGACGCCGGCAGGCGCCGCTATGCCCGCGGCGAACGAGATTTCGGAAAGCGTCCAGTCCGTCTCCCCGCCGCGCGAGAGATTATAGAGCGGATAGGACGGGTGCGCGATGGTCAGCACATCCGCCGACTGCACCCACCGGATATTCCAGACATCCGCCACGGCATAGGGCGTTGCAACCTCATACAGGCTGCCATCCGTATTGGTCAGGTACGCGCCATCGGAAATGAAACGGATGTAGCCGCCCCCCATCTCCAGCACATAGGACTGTGTGTTATTGTAGATGAAGGGCACAAGCCGGGGCAGATTGGCCACATCCTTCACCGCGCCGATGAACTGCATTCCGGACCGGTTGCTCGCCCCGCCCTGCACATGGACAAAGAAGTTCGTCAACTGGCATGCTCCTGTCTGCCACTTTTCCATATCTGAACGGAAGCGCAGCATGGGTGAAATGATTCCTGCCGCGAATGCCTGCCGACAGGCGATGGCGGGCCTGGGGCCGGATGGAGATTGCGGGGCCATACCGTCACGGCCCCGTGTTGTTGGCGGTTACGTTCACCGCTTCCGTGGAATTGTCCGCAACACCCCCGGCGCACCCCCGGAACACATTGCCCGTGATGGCGCCATAAGCCACCTTGAGGTCGATGCGGGCCGCGCCCATTGTCGTGGGGTTGGTTTCATCCGCGCCGCCACAGAAATTGACGCCGGTGACCACGAAGGAACCGGAGTCGGCCCCTACGCCATCCGCCTGCATCTGAAGCAGGATGCCAAAGGTATCCGCCGTTGCGGAGTATGTCCCCCCGCTCTGGTTGCACCCCATGATATCGCCGCCAATGAACTTGAAATCCTTCACGGCGGCCGTGACGCACGACGCCGCCGCGCCTTCGACCTTGCCGCCATAAAACTCGACATGCCCCACGCCGTTGAAAGCGCCCGAAGCAGATAGCCGGATCAGGTTCTGGGGCTTGTTGTAGCCGAAGCACTGGAACGAATATGCCTCCAGATGCACCAGATCGGTCCCCACCAGACATGTCGACCCGCTGGGGTTGGTCATCGCGTTTATCTCGGTTTCCAGGCGATCGATGTGGATGAACTGCGGGCACTCCCCTATCGAGATCGGAGAGGGGCAATCAATGTTAACCCCGATATGGGACTGGTTGCATGTGCCATTGCGAATCCATGTCGTCGCGGCAAAGCCGGATATGTGGATGCAGCTTCCGGGCACAAACCCTGTATCCGAAGACAGCATTTCATCCACATGGAAATCGAATATCTCCGTCACGTCCCCGCGCGTCGCACAGCCAGAAGGACCGGCCGTGCAGTAATCGCCCGTAAAAGTGACGGCATACCCGCCATCCAGCGCGGCGGAAGACGCCATCTGCGCGCCATAAAAGTCATGGAACCTGTTCTTGAAGCCGGAATACGCCTTGAACAGATTGAACGCACCCCACGAATATACGTGATCCACCAAACAACCGGCGCAGTGGTCGAACTCAACCGCATACCCGGTCTGGGTCACCGCCTCAGTCGTATTCGCGAAACTGAACGCCACCGAAGTGACGCGCCCACCGTAAAAATACAGGCCCTGCAACGGCGCGTTGAACTGGAACAGGGAGGCGCTTCCACTTCCCTGCACCAGAAAACGGCTTCCCCCCGGCTGGTGCGCGCCGCCGCCAGTGCCGCGAATGGTCACGCCCGGGCACGGGATGGAATGACCGGTAGCAGCGGAAACGACATAATCCCCCGCCGGGAAGAACAGTTCACCGCCGGGGTTCGGGCTGCGCGCGCAGATCGCCGCAAGCGCATTCTGGATGGCGGCGTCATCGTTTGTGACACCATCCCCCTTGGCCCCGAAGTCCTTGACGCTCACGGTATCCTCAAGCCTGAGCAGCAACGTGCGCTCGGTCGCCTGCGCCCATGAGGGCGAATACTGTATAAGTGTGGACAGCACACAGGCGGCGGCATTCTGGCAGGTAAACGATGCCGCCGTAATCGCGCCGTTCGTGACGGTCGGCGTCGTGAGGGTCTGGTTGACCGACTGGCCGCCGGAAATCGTGGGCGTCGTCAGGGTCTGTCCTGTCGATTTTCCCCCTGACACGTCTACCTTGGTATCAAGAAGGTCGGGGAGGCTGTAATTCCCCCACTTCAGGCCCGAGCCATCTCCGTTGATGTCAAGTTTCCGTGCCCACCAGTCCTGCCACTCCTTCACTGTCGGAATGTAATTCTGGTGCCAGTCCGGAAAGGACTGTGCCCGCCCCTGCGCGGTCATGCAGACAAGGCATAGCACAGCCAGGAGGAAACGTTTCATTCTTCGGTTTCTCCGCCCCCTGGTTCATTCCCCAGGGAGATTGCATTGTGGTATGGCCTGCGCCAGCCGACAGGGCTACCGCCAATGGCGAGGATCCCAATGCGGCTGTCCGGTGTCGTGGCCGGGATATACTGACTGTCGCGGTTGGCGATGGCCCTGACGGGTATGCCCGCATCCGGCACGCCGTTCAGTGTATCCGCAGGCGTCAGGTAAGCAGGCGTCGGGCTGGCTGCCGCGCTGTCGCCCACGATAAAGCCGCCGGGGAAAGTCTCGTTCACCGACCGGATCGGCCGCCATTCATCGCGCAGCGCCGCCATGCCGCGCACCCTGATCCAGTCGGGCACGTAGTCGGTATTCTGCTGCTCGATCACCTGATCGGCCTGCATGGCCTGCTGCAATGTCTGTGCGGCCATGCCGCGCATCTGGGCCGCGATCTCGCCGTTGCCTGTTACAGCAATGGCGATCTCGGCCGCCAGCGCCCATGTGAACGCCTCGCGGAACTGCTGGCGCCAGTTGTCAATGGGCTGCGCGTTGGAGACATACTGCACCTGCACACTGGCATGGTTGGTGCGGATGACCGGCCCGGTCGTGTCCGTGCCGGCCGTCCCCACGCCCTCACCAAATGGCAGTGCGGCGTGGAACAGCGCGTTCCGGGCCTGTCGGTCCATCGGGGGATGACGCGGCATCCGCGCGGACAGGACCGCATGCACCGTCACGCAATCGGATGGACGCTGGAACTCGTAGCGCCATTGCGGGTCCGTGCTGGCCGCTCCCTCGCCCGTGGCCGTAACGCGGCAGAAACGCCATTGATAGGCCGAGAGCAGCGTATCAAGGCACATCTGCCAGAACGCATTGCAGGCGGTCGCCTCGGCCGATCCATCCGTCAGCGACGTGATCGTGCTGCGCGTTCCCGCCCGCAGCAGCGCCGCATTGCACAGATCGATCTGCGTGGTCACGGCGCGGCCCTTACTGGCCCTGTTTTTCGATCATCGTGGCGATGAAACGGGGATCGGACGCGCTGATGCGCTGGCCGACCAGCTTCTGGTATTCGGCCCGCTTCTTTTCGGCAGCGGCATCCATCGGTTCCAGGTTTGAACCGGGGTTGCCACCATACTCGATGACTTCCCCCGCTTCCCTGATCTTGCCGCCGATGTAGCTGCGGGTGAGAACCTTGTATTTCGCCATGATACGCCTCACGCCACGTAGTTGCGGGGATAGGGGACGTTCGCGGGAACATCCAGATTGATGCCAGCCGTCACCGTGCCCGCGTCAAGTGCCACGGACGCCGTGTAGGTCAGGCGCATGTAGCGGTAGAGCGTGTTGGAAAACGCGGGCTTGGCGCGCACGAGGAAGGGCGTGCGCTGGCTCAGCACGGTCAGGTCGATGCCGGGGAATTCCTCAAGCGTGTCCCAGTCCGCCCCGTCCTGCGAAATCTGCACGGCCACATCCATCGTCGGATCGGCGGGGGCTGCAATCGAGACCGTGGGCGCGGATGCATATCCCGAACCCCCGTTGGTGACCGTAATGCCCGTGACAACGCCGTTTTCCACCGTGGCCGTCGCTGTGGCCCCCGTCCCGCCGCCACCGGACAGGGTGACCGCCGGGGCGGTGGCATAGCCCGAACCACCGCTCGAAACGGCAATGGCGGTCACGGCTCCGGCGGTCTCGGTCGCGGTGGCAGTTGCTCCCGCGCTGTCCGCCAGCGGCAGCGTGCCGCATTCGGCAAACACCTTGAACGGTCCGGTCGGACCGAAATCACGGTTCTGCGAAAAGTCGATAATGTTGGTCGAGGGCGTGGCAATTCCTGCCGCAAGCGCGGTCAGGTCCTGCGCGTTGCTGAACAGCAGCAGTCCGTCAATAATCATCTGGGCGGTTTCCTTACTGGACCGTTTCTTCGGTGTTCAGGATCTGGTCGCAGGTGCGGATGGGGATGCCACGGAAGGGCGTGACCGGCTTGCCGTCCCATTCCAGCATCTGCAGCAGCACATTGGTCTTGTTGAGCGCCTGCAGGTCCAGCGCCGTGCCGAGCGTGCGGTTGACATAGATGGCCGGACGCCCCCACGACAGCGGCTGGCCGCCGGTCGCCTGCGTCGCGGTCTGCACGTTGGTCACGCCACGCGGCATGGTGGGGATCTTGTGCACGGCGGCAACCAGCATGGAAATCAGGTTGGCCGCGCTATCGCCCGTCAGGCTGTCCACGTCGATGTTGGCGATGCGGACAATGTAACGCCAGTCACGCACGGTCAGCCCGCAATCCCATTTGTAATGGGACTGATACGCCTGATACGGGTTGCCGTTGGCATCCAGCACCGGCGCGTCGGTGGTCACGTCATTGCGCTGCAGCCCGGCAATGCGCCCCTTGGGGAAAATGCCGAACGCCGTGGTCGGGCCCCAGCAGGTCAGCCACATGGACGTGTTGCTGGTGCCCCGTCCGCCCGCGTCGATCACGTTGACGGCGTTGGCGGCCTTGGCCGCATCCACCGTGCTGTAGCGCGGCGCAAGCCCGGTGAAGGCCGGAAGGTCGCTCTGCTCGGTGCCGTAGAACAGCGTGCCCGCCATCTGCTGGTTCATGCCTTCAATGAAGGCCATGTCCTCGGACAGGCGGAAGGCGGCCACGTCGCCCTCCAGGTTCGCCAGATCCTTGTCCACCAGCGAATAGGTTTCCAGCATGCCGCAGCTATCGGTGATCTGCGCGGTGGTGCTCTTGGCGCGCGGCACACCGTAGTTGAGCATACGCCATGTGGCAGCGGGCAGCCCGGTGCGCACGGTCGTCTTGTTGCCGGTGGCGAGGTTGCCCATCTTCCACAGCATGTCATCAAGGATTTCATTGGTCTGGGACAGCAGGTTCACGATATCCGCGATCTCGCCATCCTCGCGCCGCGCGGCCCAGTCGGCCAGCGTCAGGCAGGTGGTGCTGGAAATGGTTGCCACCGGTTATGCTCCTGCTTTTGCCGACTGGCCGTAAAGGCGCTGGGCAATGTCATCAAAACTGCTGCCACTGCGCTTTTCCGGCGCGGGCTTTCCTGTGTCGGGCGGTTCGGCCAGGCCCATCGCCTTGCCGATCTGCACGAAGGCGCGGATGACGGTGGGGTTGTTGCCCGCGCCCGTCTCGGCCAGCGCCTGCACCAGATCCTTTCCGCCATAGGACTGGATCACGCGATCAGCCGCGGCCTTGGCGTCCGGGTTCAGGCCGGTGCCATCGGATAGCGTGCGGTCGGACAGGACTTCCTGCCGCCACCTCATCGCCTGTTCGTGCTGGGCGTGCCCGGCCTGTTCAATCTGCTGCTGGACGAACTGCAGCCCGTGCTGCGTGATGGCGCTGAACTGTTCCTGCGTCAGTCCGGCTTCACGCGCTGCGGCCTCGTACTGGCCCATCGCCTTTTCATCGACGCTGAAACCCTCGGGCGGCGTGAATTCGTATTTCTCCGGGACGGCAGGCTTTTCCTGTTCACCGCCTTCCGGCGCACCCTCGCCATTTGGGGCCGCGCCTTCGGTCGCCGCTCCGCCCGCAGGCGGCTGCGTTTCGGCTGTCGTGCTTTCCGTGCCGCCGCCCATAAGGGTGTCGGTTGCGCCGCCACCAGCAGGGGCATCAGCAGGCGCAGCAGCACTTGTGGGTTCATCACTCATCCGCGTTCAGGCTCTCCATGAGGATCTTGCTCAGGATGCCTTCACCCGCGTTTGTTAGTACCGTGTGCAGCTTGATGCCAATATCGCGCTGGCCTTCGCGAAATGCCGTCGCCATCGGGTCGCCCGGCACGAATGAGCCGCCCATGAACTGCGTCTCGTTCAGGATGCGCAGCAGCACGCGCCGGCCGCGCGGGTCGGATGCCACCCATGCGAGATCGAGCTGGTCGGTTGCGCCCCGGGCCTTGCGCCGCGTGCGCCGTTCGCGGACCTGTTCGGGATCGTGCGGATCATACATCAGCCCCCTCCCCCAATGCCCGACATGATGGCCTGCAATGCGTTCTGGCCGCCGCCCACATCCGTGTCGGACAGGTTCTTCGCCCCCGCCGCAAGCTGCTGGGCCTGTTCGGCCGCCGCCTGCTGCTGCTGGGCGTATTCACGCTGCTGGCGCATCTGGGCCACGGCCTGCGGATCACGCATGATCGCCTGGTTGATGCTGAGCAGGTTGCCATAGATGTCCACGGCCTGATCCAGATCCACGTTATCCATCACGCTCTGGTCCACACTGACCAGACCGCCACAGAAGCGCACGAACTGCTCGATGCCCGTGGTCTCGGTCGCACGCTGGGCCTGCGCCAGCACCGAGATGTAATTGACCTTGAGCGGCCCCGCACCCATCTGTTGCGGGCGCGGTGGTAGCAGGCCGCCACGTTCCATGATGCCCAGCGTCACGTTGATGACCGGGTTCAGCGCCTCGTTATGAAACCGCTCCAGCACCGGGCCAAGGGCCAGCAGCTTTTCCTGCTGGCGCACGTTGATCTCGGCCGCCGTGACGGGCTGCGCCTGGTCCATCTGGCTGACCATCAGGATCAGGTCATTCTTCAGCGTGACACGGATGGCCTCCTGGAATGCCTGTATGCGCTCGACCAGCGGCGTAATGTCCGGGCTGGTCTGATACACCGGACGCAGCCCCGCGCCATTGCCCATGGTATTCAGGCCGGGAATGAAATTGATGCCGTTGGGGATCAGGCTGACCAGCCCGTTCTGCATCGCGGCGTCGGCCTGCATCGGGGGGCGTGCGAACTTGTCCACGACTTCGGCACAGCGCAACTGGGCAAGCTGAAGGGATTTCACATCCCCCAGCGCATCCTCGGCCGGGCCATGGCCATACGCATCGTTGGACACGGCGTGCCAGCGCGGGCAGATGAACGGCTTTTCGGGATAGCCCTCGATGCGCAGAACCGGCACGCTGGGGTTGCCGTATTCGTAATACACGCCGATATATGGCGCGCCACGCCAGCCCATCGCGCCCGGCACGCGGTCAAGATTGGGCATGATCGCATGCACCACGGGGATTTCCCGCGTAAGCTGACGGCTGTCATACAGGCCCTGCACCGTAGGTGAGCAGTTTTCATAGCCAAACTTGCCGACCACCTGGCGCACGTTCTGCACATACTCACGCACCAGCGTGTCTATTTCCATCCGCGCGTTCTGCATGATGAAATATTCGCCAGCGGTGAGCGGGTAGAACCGCACCACGTCATCATAATCCTGCTGGATGATGACAGCACCCGTGCCGAATCCCGCGATTTCCTCATAAAGCTGTGCCATGGCGTTGTAGAAATTGCCGGTGGCAAACACGCGCTGCAGCCGTTTCTGCACGATGGCCAGCCACTGCTTTACGTCCGGGTCATCGTTCAACTGGTCATTGTTGGTGGAAAGCTGGAACCAGTCGCGCGCCGGGCTGGTGATGCCCGCCATCAGGAACGCGGCCAGATTGCCCACGCACCTGGTGGCCGTGCGGTCCACGATCTGCGTGCCCTTGGGCAGCCCGCGCGATCCCTGGTTGGGCAGCAGGTTGTTATACCGTCCCCGCGTGGGCATGATATACCATGTGATCGCGCGCCACGTTTCCCGCCACGATGAGCGGTCCATGCGCATGAGAACGATCAGGCGATCTATCTCATCACGGGTTTTCTGTTCGGGGCTGGTATCGTCAGACGGTGCGGCGCGCGCCATGTCAGCCACCCAGCAGCGTCTTGGGGGCGTTCGTCGCGGTCTGGCTCAGGCCGGATGGTCCGGTCAGCATGGTTGATCCCATGCCGCCCGCCATGCGCGCGGCCTGCGTGGTCGAGTTCTGCAACCCCTGCACGGTATTGTTCACCGTCTGGCCCGCCATCGGCGCGGGCGTCGGGGTTATGACCTTCGGAGATTTGAAAATGCCCATGACAGCCCTGTGCGGGCCGTTTGTTAGTACCGTGTGGTCTCAGGCGTAGGGGTCGTAATCGCCCTGCACCTGCTGCTGCCCCACGGGACCGGCGGGACTGCCGGAAAACTGCGATGGCGCCACGGGATAGGCAAAGGTGATCGCCAGCGCATCGCCCACGTCAGGTGATGCCAAGCCGCGCTTTTTCATGTCTTCCTTGCGCTCAAGGATGATCTCGTTGCGCGGGTTGAAGAAATACCACGGCCCGGCAAGGTCGGTGCGCAGTTCCTCATCATCCGGTATGCCGCCGGTCTGCAGCCACGCGCGCATGGTGCCCCACATTTCGGCACGCTTGTTGGCATAGCTTTCGGACTGGATATCGTAATTCACCCGGTCGGATTTGCCACCGAACTGCACTTCCATCAGGCCGCGCACGCGCAACTGCCTGCACCGGTCCACCACGCCGGCACCGACACCACCCCCATCGACAAACACCGCATCCGCACCATACCGAGCTGCTTCATCCGCCACGCGCGCGGCAAGCTGCATCGTGTCCACATTGCGCAGCTTGATCGGCGGGATCAGCCTGGCATCGCGCCCCTTGCGGAAAAAGATCACCGACTGGTCATCGCCATACCGCGCCACGTCCACGCCAATGACCAGCGCATCGGACAGGATGGCCGCCACATCTCGCCGGGCCGCCGCCTCGATGGCATCCGTGCCGATGAACTGCATGGACCCGGCCCGCGGGAACAGGCCACGCACACGCACGCGCATGAAGTCGCTGTCCTCGCCATAGGCCGTTGCCCATTCCTCGAACAGCCGCTTGTTCGTGCCCTCGACCGTCCGGCTGTCGATCTGCCTGCCATGCCAGCGGTGGCGCTGCTTGTTGAAGCATTCGAAGAACCGGCCAACTGGCTGCGTGGGATTTCCGAACGCGCACCAGATGATTTCGGTGCCTTCATCAGTCAGCGCGCCTTCGGCCACTTCCCACACGCGGTCGATGATGCCCGATGCCTCATCGAAGATCAGCAGGATCCGGCGGCCCACGTTGTGCAGGCCGGCGAAGGCTTCAAGGTTTGTCTCGGACCACGTGACCGCATCCGCCCGCCACGTCTTGTCATGGCCCGGCAGAGTGGAATGGATCGACATGCCATGCACCTTGAACCAGTGCGAACAGATCAGCAGCCGGAACCACTTGCTGATTTCGGGGAAGGTCTTGGTGCGCAACTGGGGTTCGGTATTAGCCGTCACCACGACCTTGGTGTCCGGGCAGGTGCACAGCGCCCACGCAATCAGCATAGACACCAGTGCCGACTTGCCGATGCCGTGGCCCGAACTGACCGCCTGCAGCACCGGCATCAGGACATGTTCGGGCGCGTATCCCTCTTTCAGCCGGTCACCGACCGATTGCAGGATCTCGCGCTGCCATTTGCGCGGGCCCGACGCACTGGCAAGGTCCGTGCCTGCCTTGCCCCATGGGAATGCGAACAGTACGAAGCCCAGCGGGTCGAGGCTGTAGCTGGCGATTTCTTCCGCCAGTAGCGCTTCAATATCAGCCGCCACGCGCCCGCTTGCGCCCTTCATCGATCAGTGCGGCGATGTCCGTGTTGACATTCATGTCCACGGTCGAACGGTCACGGTATTTCTCCGGCCTGTGCGCCTTGAGCAACGTGGTCAGCAGGCCGTCGCTGTAGCGGCGTTGCAGGACCGGATTGCCTTCTTGGTCATAAACCAGCCCATCCTTGCAGGTGACATATTCGTCGTAACCGTCGCGGCCGCGGCGCCATGCTTCCAGTTCCAGGCTGTCCATGGCGATCTGCAGCGCTTCGTCCCATTCGGCTGCAAAGGACTGGTCGGTTTCGCGCAGCCGATATGCTGTCACGCGCCCGATGCCAGAAAGACGGCATGCTTCAGACACGTTACCAGCATTACGCAACGCCTCGATAAACGCGCGCGTCTGACCTGTTCCATGTGTATCACGGCCGTGCATCAGATTTCACATCTCGATCGACAGAATGGGAATACCCAAGACGCGCCAGACATAAACAAATCCGCCTTTCCGATTGTGCTCAACCGTCCTGCTGACAATCGCCATCACCCCATCCCGACACGCTTGACCGCAGCCATATGCCCGACCCTGATGATCCGCTCGCGCATCTGCCCCACATTGGTGGCAATCTGCATGAACATCGGATCGCTGCGGTGCATGGCCAGTTCCGCCGCGGCTTCCTCGGCGTGCCGCAGACCGGCTACCATCTTCTCGTATGCGTCGTTCTCGCTATTGGTAACGCTGCGCCTCATCCCTGCTTCCTCACTGAAACGTAATACCCACATTCCCGCTCATTGCGGATTTCCACACGCCCCCGGCCATCCATGCCGATCATGCAGATGACCCCGCGCAATTTGCTGATCTTCTCGCGGATCACCCGGCCCGGATCGTCCGGCTCATCATCCGGGTCAGGCCACACCGCCTGCGTGATTGCATCCTGAGACTGGATCACTCCCTCGCGCCGCATCAGCTTTTCCATGATGCGGAACGGCACCCGCGCCAGCAGGACTTCACCACGCGGGCCGGACAGCACATGGCGGCCGAGATCGAGCGAAAGTTTGCCGACATGGTAGATTTCGTCCTGCATTACTGACATGCCTGCGCTCCGAACAATATCTGGAAATGGCCACCTGCATTATTCTGTTCGTTCAACAGGTCAGCTTAAATAAACTTCTGCAGGCTGATTTTATTATATGGATACAGAAGCTGGTACGATTTTCTTCTTACCATGCCTCTGATCGCTCACCCGCACTCACATCACGGAACCACGTTGTGGGACCATCAAACAGCATGTCCACAATGCCTGTACGGCCACCCCGGTTTTTCAGCACGATGATCTCGGCTTTCCCGCGTGAGCGATCGAGCGCGTCAAGAAACGCAACCCGGCGTTTTTCGTACACCGCATCCGTCTCGTTCGTGTTGCGCACCGGTTGCCCATCCGAGCCCATCCGCGTTTGCAGGACGTGTTCCTCGCGGTAGAGCGCCATAACGCACCGGGCATCCTGTTCAATGGCGCCGGAATCCCGCAGATCGGACAGGACAGGCCGCCTGTCCTCCCTGTTCTCGGACTGTCGGTTGAGCTGTGACAAAGCGATAACGGGCACCTTCAGTTCCCGCGCCATGCGGGCGAGGTCTCCGCTGATCTCGGTCATTTCCAGCGTGCGATTGCCAGACCGGCGCGCCACCGTGGAACCGCGCAACAGGCCCATGTAATCCACCACGATGAACTTCAATCCCCGCTTTGAACGCTTCAACTGCCGCGCACGGGCAAGCAACTGGGCCACGGTGATGCCTTCCCGGTCATCAATCGAAAGTGGAATGTCTTTTAACGCCATGGAGGCATCAACCATCCGGCCCATGTCATGCTGACTGATCCGCTCCGGCGTTGCCGCCCGGTCGTTCATGCCGGTCAGCACCATATCCAGCGGCATGCGGACCCTGGCCGCGATGACACGCCCCATCAACTCTTCGGCTGACATCTCGCCCGACCAGAAAAGACCCCGCCCGTTCAGTTGGGCCATCCGCACCGCCAGCGACAGCGCAAGCCCTGATTTGCCAATGCCGGGCCGAGCGGCAACAACATACATCGCGCCCGGACGAAAGCCGCGAATCCGGTTGTTCAGTTCCGCAAAGCCGGTATCCAGCCCGGACAGGAACTGTCCCGCCTGCCAATGGCTGTTCGTTTCTTCCATCAATGCCTGCCCGGCTGCAAACGCCGTGACGGTCGGCCTGCTGGCGTCAGTGCCATTGGACAGGGCTTCCAGATGTTCCAATGCCTCGGTCAGGATGTCATCGGCCGTAGCTTCGGAATTGGCAGCCCGTGCCCGCATTTCGTCGGCATAGGACTGGATCGACCGCTTGACCCAGCAGGCGGCGACCGAACGCGCAGCCTCGCGGGCCATCCGCACGTCACCGGCGGAGAGGATGCGAGGCAGGTTTTTCGCCTGCCACTCCGCACCCAGATATTCGTTCGACCGGATTTGCGGCGCGATGGTAACCGGCGAGACCTGCCGACCAGCCTTGATTTCACCCTGCACCAACCGGAACATCTCGGCCATGTCGGTGTGAAAGAAATGCTCCGGCTTCACCACGTCCGCCACGCTGTCATAGGCCGCGTTGTTCAGCAGGATTGACCCGATCACACAGGCTTCCGCCAGGGCGTTGGTCGGGGTTTCCTGCACCTTCGGCTCGAAATGCAGCACCTCAGCCATCGGCCAGCGCCTTCAACGGGAAATGCTCCGGTCGGGGTGACAGGCCCTCGTAGCCATTTTTCGCCCATTGCCGGGCCGCGTCGTCGTAGGCTGCCCTGTCGTATTTCACCTCATCCGCCGCCGGTTCGGAAAGCACGCCATCATCCGCCCAGCGCTCGTTGTTGAGCCAGGTTGCGGGATGGGGGATGTAAGTCGGATCGACCGACCACGGCGTTACGGCGATGGCAGCCAGCAGCGTTTCGAGGCTGGTGCTGCCAAGGGCTTTGGCAAATGCCCGGCGCGCCTTGGGCTTGCCCACCTTCCGCGGATAGGCTGCCCAGAACTGCTCGAACGCAGCCTCGTCCGGCTGGGGTTTGCTGGCATGGCGGGTTTTGGGTTTGGGGGCGGATGGCCGTTCAGCCTCGTCGAAAAATTCGTCCCCTGGCAAGGGGACTATAGGGGTATTTCTAGCTTCTAGCTTCTTGAGTTTATCCCCCGGCTTATCCTGACCCTTAACCGGGGGGTTAACCCCCTCCCCGTCATTTTCGGCATCATTATGGACCAGTGCGGGATTACCCCCCTTACGCCCATGTTCAGCCGAAATGTCAGAGTTTTCCTTGTCCCGCACCATGCGGCGGGAGAAAATGAAGCCATCTTCATCGACGCTGAACACGCCATTTTCTTCGAGTTCGGCAAGCAGTTTTCTGACTTCCCGATCGCTTCCGTTTGTCAGTCCTGCAAGCTGTTTTTCACTGACTTTCCTACCGGAAATCTCGAAAAAACCGATGCGATCCGCAGCGTGCATGATGGCCAGCATCTCCATCCACAGGCCACGCGCGGCGTAGGAACACGACTTCAGGGCAAGATCATTCTGCCAGTCCTTCCACCAGAACTTGGACCAGCCATAACGCTTTTTGCGGGTGGGGCGGCTCATCGCTCATCCTCCGCAAAATCACAGAAATAACCCAGCACCTTGCCGGTCATGGCTGCTTCCTCACGCATCATCTGAAGATCCGGGGCTGATCGCGCCGCTGCGATAAAGGCGCGGGAAAGTTCCTGCCGCGCCATGAACATGCGGGCGAGATCGGCCTTGTGGCCGCCCTGCATGAGCATATCGCGCATGACGGGATCTTCGGGAGAATGGCGGCTATTATGGCCGCGTCGGGGCATGGGAATGACGTTCATGCGTGTATTCCGCGCTGGGCCCGGGAGATGTTGACCGCCCGGGAAACTTTATTGGGGATGGTGGCGTCGTGTGCGTGGCCCCTCATCGGCGCGAGCGCCGGTGCCACAACTCGGCCCGCCATTTGGCAATTTCGGCATTGTGAATGTTGATGTGACAGATGGACCGCCAGCGGGCGGCCATCTTCAGGCAAAACCATTCCCAGATCATGCAGCCTCTTTCTTGAGCGCATCGAGACGTGCGCTTAGCAATTCGGCCTCAGCGATATGTCGTCGCTGTTCGGCCTCCAGGTGGGCCGCGAACCGGGCGCGCACGCGCAGCCATTCGCCTGCGGTGACACTCCTGATTTCGCGATAGATACAAGCGCGGACCCGCCGTTCCGTCAGGCCAAGAAGCCGCGCGGTATCGTGGATGGCCGCCTTCAGCCCGCACTTGGTCCTGCGGGCTTTCACGGCTTCCGTAACGATACTGGCGAATTCATTGACTGCGATTTCGGCTGTCATTTTTGCCCCTTGGACAAAATGCTCCACGCGCTTGGACGAAGTACTCCACGCCATTGGACAACTCCTGATGCAGAATTCCGGTTGTCGAGGCCGGAAGCAGCAACAGGACGAAGGAGCGTATGGAGGAAACTGAAAAACGGAACGATGCCGCGACGGGGCTGGATGCCCTGTCGCGCATCGATATGGCCCTGCTGGGACTGGCGCAACTGCGCGCCCAGGCCGGTGCGTATGAGTACGTGCAGGCCGCGAAGCTGTGTACGGCGCTGAGTGCTGCGATCCTGTCGCCCACCCTGCTGCCGGTCACCACCATTCCCATGGCGCCGGTCGTAAGCCAGCCGCTGAACCGGCTTATCCACGGGCTGCAGCATGTCGGGGTGGTTTAAGGAGAGGATGGCACAGGACATCAGGCGCCCCTATGCAGATCGGAACTGGCACCCATGGCATTGCCGCCGTTACCGCCCGCGCCCACAGTCAGGGCGTTCACTTCACCAACCGGGAACGATTCGATGGGCATCAGGGAACGCGCAGAACAGGCGAGAGCAAACGTAACAGCCGCAAGCACACGCCGACCAGGCTTCCAGACCCATGTCAAGACTGGGTTCGAAGATCCTGACTTTAGCACCATGGAGCGCCCGGCATACATGCAGGAACAAGCATTACTGGCATTTCGGCAGGGCATTCTGGAACAGGCCGTCCTGAGCCTGATTGCCGCATTACCCGCTGAGCAGGCAGTAGCCTTGCTGGATAATGCAGCATGCCGAACCTGCGACGAAATGGGAGAATTCATGAACGACCCGATTTTGATCGAAGGCGAATATGAAAAACTGAACGACATCACGAGCGCTCTGCGGAAGAAAGATGCTGGTTGATCGCGTATGCAACATCTCTGGCAGCCTGTCGGCGCCGCACGGCAGGTACCCACAGCGCAACCAGACCACGAATGGCAATTAACGAAAGGATTTCCCTTATGGAAAACTGCCTGCAGAACATCTTGAGCTGAAACGCAGCAGAATGCAGCGGGAACTTGCTTCCCTTTTGCATCTGGGCCCTCTCATACGCGTAGCTGGCCAGCACTGCCGTCGCGATAAGGCTCAACCAAGTAGGGCGCATCATCATGCCCCCTTCCCCTGCACAAGCTGCCCAGTGGCCCGCACAACCGTCACGCCATCGAACAGGTCCGGGCGGAGTTCTTCGCGGGGGATCGCATACACCCGCTCGATCTTGAGCAAATGCGGGACGGGTATCGTCTTCCACTTCAACACGGCGGAATGCGTTTTCATCCCGAGGGCACGGGACAGTTTGCATGCCCCACCGGCTCGGGAGATGAGTTCTGCTGGTTTCATATCCAATATGTCTCTTAAAGAGACTAAAGACGTCAAGCAAAAACGTCTCTTAAGGCGGCACATTAATTTGGAAATGATGAAATGATGTCCCAATGAGTGACACCATCGGCACACGGCTACGGCATATCCGCGAGGAAAAAGGTCTCAACCAGATTGACGTTGGTGAGGCCGTGGGGATCAGCCGTTCTTATCTTTCCGACATCGAGGCCGGAAAAAAGGATGGAAGCATCAAGACGATCACCGCCTTAGCGCAGTATTACGATGTTTCCCTGGACTACCTTGCGGGCTTTCCGGTTCCTGCAATCCAGAGTGCCGAGGATGCTGCTCATGATGACTTTGAGCGGATCCTTCTCAAGATATGGCGCGCGATGAACGAGGAAGAGCGTATGGGTCTGATGGCGCTTCTCAAGGCCAGAATTGATACCAATGCAGCCTGACCCATCTCCCAGTGCCCGTAGGTCTTTCGCTGCATTTCCGCCCATTGTTTCCCTTTCGTTCTCAAGAGAGAGTAGCAGAGCAAGGGAAGTTATTGTTATGCAGAATATGGATATAGGTTATTATAAAAATATTTAAGGGCATCCACAATGTCAGAAAAAGAAGATATTGAAAAGCTAAAGGAACAAGTAAATAAACTTCAAATGCAATGTCAAAATACATCTATATCCTTATCAATTGCCTTAATACAGTTAGCTGAAATAACAACACATTTAGGGTACAAATCTATACCAATGCCAGAAAACGGATATTCTGCCAGAGAAATTATTTCAGAAGGGCGAAAAGTAGTAGATCGCCTCAAAGATTTTTCCGGAGAATCTAATGAACCAAGCTGAAGATTTAAAACGAAGGTTCTCTGCCATTTGGGAGGAAAACGAGAAACCATCGCCGCGGATTGATCTTGCTGCCCGCGACGGAGACGGGCATGGTAAAGACATGGAAGCACGCGTTGCAAAACTGGAAGCACTTGCAGAAAATACCAAGGATTCCCTCAAGGATCTACGGTCGGATTTGCGCGACCTTCGATCTGATATAAAAGATCTCCGGAAAGATGGACTTTCGGCGGTTAAATGGCTCTTGGGGCTGGGCGCCACAGCCACTATTGCGATCGGTGGTTTAGTCCTTCGAATTCTCATGACTATGCCGAACCATTAACCTCACCCTGCTCCGACAGGGTTTTCTTTCGCCTACTTCTCTATCTCCGGCACGTCCCCCACGCTCTCAAGGATCTCCGGCTCGCCATAGTCCCCGGCATCCTCATCCACTTCCATACGGACCAAGATTGCTCCGGCCATAGACGTGCCGCCTGCAGCGACCTTATCGGTCTTGCGCCTGCCCTCCTCGACTGACCGGCACACGATAGGCGTGCCTGACTCAAGCTGGGCACCACCCCGTTTGGGCTTTCCCCAGATATACGGCTGAAAGATGATTCGTTCGGTAGCGGCCATCGATCTCTCCTCTGATTATGTTCATATTGTGTTCTGCCCATCAACAAGGGAAGTGAATTCGGCATGAGTAATATTTGTCTCCTTAAGAGACTTTTTCCTTGACTAAGTTCGTCTCTTTAGGAGACTTTAAGCCCATCACCTGCAGACGGAACGACTGAACCCACGGAAATCCCGTGGCCGATATACCTCCTGACGCTGGTGAGACACTCATTCTGAGTCGGGAGAGGCTTATATGTCAGGACGACACGGACGGATCGAGGGTGCGCGATTTCACTTTCGCCTACCGCCAGACCTCAAGCGGTGGCTTGAGGACCGCGCGGCAGGTCGGGTCCGGACCATGACTACTGAGCTGGTCGATATTCTTGAAAAAACACGCAGCGCTGAGAAGGGTGTGCGAAACGAGCACACCCTTGGCGGGAAACGAACCAGCCCTGCTGATGCTTCCCCTGCCCTCTGCCATGAAGGAGGTGCGGCATGAGCAACGTCACGATCAATGGCAGGCCGGTATCCATTCTGGAATATCGCGGGCAGCGCGTTATCACCTTCGCCATGGTTGATGCCCTGCACCAACGGGCCGAGGACACGGCAGGACGTAATTTCCGCGCCAACCGAAAACGCTTCATCGAAGGCACGGATTTCTTCTCCGTTTGCGCCGACGAAATTCGTCGGTACAAAATTATGGAGATTTCCGCCAAAGCGCGCGGCGAAATCATCCTGCTGACCGAAAGCGGTTACCTGATGCTGGTGAAGTCCTTCACTGATGACCTGGCATGGACGGTGCAGCGCGAACTGGTCACCGGCTACTTCCGCGTGCCCCGGCAGCCGGAGCTGCCACGCAATACGCTGGCCACCATGGAACCGACCGAACTGAACGCCCGCATCGGCGCATGTCGGCAGGCTTCGCGCCAGTGGGGCAAGTCAGCCGGGGCGTGGGCATGGATGAAAGCGGGGCTGCCCCGACCGCCGCGGGAACTGCTCAGCACAGCCGAGAATGCGGTGCTGGATACCGTGGACAGCACCAAGCCCGTACCGCCGGTGCAGCGCCGGATCATGATTATCGAGGATGTGCAGGGCGGGTCGGTCCCTACCCCGTTCCCCTGAGCCGTCCACCCTGAACAAGTAATAAATCCTGATTGGCTACCATTACCAGCCTGACACAAGTATTCAAGGAAATCGAAAAATGTCCGAAACTCTCTCACGCCCGAAGTGCGTTCAGACGCCTGCGCCCGCCTTTGTTGTGGAGGATCAGATTGATCGGGTTCTGGAGCAGGCTGCGGCTCCGGTTCAGCCTCCGGTTGATCTGCCTGCTTTTGCCACCCCGACCCAGATCGGGCGGCGGTTGGCCACGGTGCGTCATATCCTCGATGAGCTGGAAAAGACAGAAGGTTGCAGGGGAGCCTCATTTAGCCGCTATGACAGGGAGCGCGACGCTCTCGTCGACCTTATGTCCACGAAGCAGCCCAACAACCTGCATGACGTGGCTGCCATCCTGAGCGCCATGATTGACCCTTTGGGAATGCTGGAGGGCTTCAACCTCAGCCGCGAGGATATCGACAAATATACGACGCAGTTACAGCGCGGCGTCTGCGGTACGCTGAAGCATCTCATTGCCCTCGGTATCAATGTCGATGCGCTGGCGCCGGTGGACCCTTTTTATGAAATCCAGCGCATCCTCGGCACCGAAGCCGAAGCCACGCCATCGGCCCTGCGCGATCTGGCCGATACGATGGAGCGGCAGTTTGTCGAGATCGGAAATGTCCCCGATGACGAGTGGCCTTTCGATAACGGCCCGCAGGTTCTCATAGACTATTGGGGCAATGTGGCTGCGACACAGAAGCAGACCGTCCATTCGGCTGAAGATGTGGTCAGCCTAGCGCGTATTGCCCGCACGATCGAAAATTCCACTGCTGAAGGCGACGAATGCCCCGCTTTGGACAACATCCACCGCATGCTGGTTTCGGCCATTCTGGATGGGCACCTGCCCTCCCCGGCTGGCCGGGATGCGTCGATCATAGCGAAGGCGACGGCGGCCACGGCGTTCGGACGACATGTTGACGCAGCATATGCCCAAGCCCCGAATACCAAAGCCAGCAATGAAGCGATGGATAAACTGTTTGGGGAACTGGATCACAAGATCAACGATCTCATGCTCTGCAAACCCACCACGCTACAGGGCTTCGCCGCGATGGCGCAGGCGATCATCGAGGACGACGGTGGTCTGCGCCATGGCGGTGAAATGGAAGGCGATCCCGACAATCTGGTCGCCCTTGCCCGCCATCTGGCTGCCGTTGCCCCGCAGTCGGGGATAAGCCCGGACGTTGCCCTGATCAATGACTGCAATCGCTTCTGCGCGATCGAAGCGCTCTATAATCGGCGCGTGGAAGCTGCACATACGGCTGAGGAAGACAAAGCGGCAGATGCAGCAAATGCTCCGCTTGATGCTGAACGCGTTGCCTTGATGAAACGGATTACAGCGCGTGAAGCCCGCACGCTGGCGGGGAACGCTGCCCGAGCGCGTGCCCTGTCCCTGTTTGCATCTGACCTTCTCGAACATTCTGATGGACGGGACTTGGCTGAAAACATGCTGGCCGCCCTCGCCCGCGATACGCTGGCCATGGGAGCCGCGGCATGAGTGATGATCTCGACAATATCTCGATCACGCCCCGTGGCATGGGTGCACTGATTGCGGAACTAGGAGCGGCGGATAACGAAGCCGCATTCTGCCTGCGCCTGCAGGGCCACCTGCTAAGCATGGTCCGCAGCTACACACAGCAGGGCTACTCGGATAAAGAAATCGTCGGGTTCGTGCGGCAGATCGCCGATGGCGCTACCTTCCGCCGCGATGAACTGCGGTCGATTGCCAACATCCATCACACGTCGGGCCATGCGTAATGTCTGCCCGCAAGCTCAACCGTCGCTACATGCCGCAGGACGATGCCCTGATCCGCTCCATGCGGGCGGAAGGCCGGACCTGGACGGATATCGGCAGGGTGTTCGGCGTGCATGGCACCTCCATTCACCAGCGCCTGATCCGCGTGTTGCAGGAAGACGACCCGCACCCCGATGCCGAAGGCCTGCGCGAAGCAGCACGCCGCAGGCAGGCAGCACAGCGGGAAGCCACCCCGCCCCGGCAGCCCCTCACCCTCCGCACGCGTGATGGCGCGTTCAGTATCGCGGCCCTGCAGATGCTCCACCACCAGCAGGCGGCAACAGCAGGCCATATCCGCGCCACCATGCAGGAAATCACGGCATGGGCCCGCACCAACAGGTTGCCGCCCGCCTGCCGGGGCACGCTGACCCATATCAACGCATGGCGTGTGCGGGAAGGACTGCCGCCCTTCATGCTCCAGCAGGAGAAAATATCGTGACTGACCTTAGCATGGGCGATGAAGTGCCCCGCCCCGAATTCGAACCCGAGCCACATGCCTATGATCGCAAGGCACGCAACATCCCCATGACCGAACCCACGATCGCACAATCACTCCGCATGCTGGCCCGGTGCTGGGCCACACTGCACCCAAGCGCCACCATTGAGGAACGGCAATACCTCGCAGCACTCGTGGCTACGGAAATAGCAGGGCGATAGCGGCATGGACACCATCCCCCAGATCACGCAGCGGGTGCGTCTGGCCGATGTCGCGCGGATCACCACCCTTTCCACCCGTCAGGTCCAGAAACTGGCTGCAGCCGGACAGATACCGGGCGCGGCCAAGTTCGGCCGGATCTGGACGTTCGACCCCATCAAGATCCACGCATGGATCAATAATCAGGAGGCCAGCGTTTGTCAGGCCGCACCAACGCCAACATCTACCTTCGGGGTAAAACATATTGGGGGCGGGTCCAGATTGCCGGCCGCGAGCATAGAAGCAGCCTACGCACGACTGACCCGCGGGAAGCGCGCCGAAGGCTCAGGCAATGGAAGACGGAACTCGAACGCGAGGCGGTAACGGGCGACAGCGACCAGCTTTTTGAGGAAGCCGTCATCCGCTGGATTACCGAAGTGCTGGAAACCTCGGTCAAGGCCCAGACCATGCGACGTTACACCATCTCCATCCGTAGTCTGGAAGGAACATTCAAGGGCGTCCGTGTACGCGACATTACCACCCGCCTGATCTCCAATTTCGTATCGGGCCGGTCGGGCAGCGTGACCAACGCCACGATTCGCCGGGATCTGACCGCCTTGTCCCGCCTGCTGTCGGCCTGCGTGGCGTGGGGCTGGATCACCAGCAATCCCGCCCTGTCCTTTGACCGTACGATCATCCGCGAACGGCGCGACCCGATTACACCGCCCTGCCCCGATTCGGTGGCGCGCATCAAAGCCGCCTGCCCGCCGGGAATGGCCGCGATTCTCAACCTGCTGGAACAGACCGGCATGCGGGAGAATGAAGCCGTGAACCTGACGGCTGACAATGTTGATCATGGCCGCCAGCAAATCCGACTGCTTCGCACCAAGACGAGTCGGCCCCGCACGATCGCATGGGTCACGCCTGGCGGAAACGCCACAGCACTACTGGAACAGACACCTCGCAGCGGCTTCCTGTTCCCGAACCGTGACGGCCAGCCTTACCGCAACGCGGCCTCGAACTACGGGCAGGTCATGCGCCGGGTCGCGGCACGCTGTGAGGTCAAGGGGATTCCCTTCACCCGCTTCCGCATCCATGACCTCCGCCACGCCTTTGCCATCCGCTGGCTCAAGGCAGGTGGAGACATCTACCGTCTGAGCCGCCATCTGGGCCACACATCGGTCAAGACGACTGAAATCTATCTGTCCGCCCTGACGGCGGATGAACTGGACCGGGTACTGCATGTCGGCACAAAAGACGGCACAGAAGCCCCATGA